CTGAAGGCCCGAACATTGTTAGAGAAATGGCTTTGATAAATGATTTGATTCAACCTAAAGCTATTGATATGTTTAAAAATTATATGACAGGTTATTTAGCTAATAGATTAATTAATTTAGATTTTACATATAAAAAGTATATACCTGTAGATTATGATCACGTTGAACAATGGGCATCTTATGTGCATATTGATAATTTATCTGTACCATTTTTTAATCCTGAAAATAAAGACATAAATCTAATTGTAAGAAATCCTGCCTCTCATATTAGTTTTTATCCTTCTCAATCATTATTATTTTCAGGTAAACAGGAAATAAAAAAGAATTACGATCAATATGTGGGGGAAATACATGGAAATAGACTGTCTAATCTATTAGAATTAGATAATTTAAGATTAGAAATAGTTATAAGTGGTAGAACAGATATTGAAGTGGGTAGTATAATGTATATTAGTTTTCCAAATCCTAAACCAGTAGAAGAAGGTGACACTATAACAGACAGAGAAGATACATTATATTCTGGTAACTATTTAGTAAGTTGTATAAATCATAAGATAACTATACTAGAACATAAAATGATTTGTGAAGTATTGAAAGATGGATTTTATAGTAAAAAAGCTATAGAGGGCAAAATATAGTATGAATATTTTTAATAAAGATGGGTTCATTTGGTGGATAGGTGTGGTTGAGGATACTGGTGATCCAGAAAAACTTGGAAGAGTTAGAATTAGAATATTTGGTTACCATGGTGATGATAAAGAATTATTAAAGACGGATGATTTGCCTTGGGCATTGCCAGTTATGCCAATCACCTCCGCGGGATTGAATGGTATAGGTTCAGCTCCGGTAGGTGTTGAGCCAGGCACTTGGGTATTAGGATTTTTTATAGATGGCAGTGATATGCAACAACCTGCTTTCTTTGGTGTAGTGCCTGGCTACTCACAACCGAAAGTTTACGAGAAAATTTTTGAACCAAAAGTGAATAAGGAAGATAGAGTATTGGTAGATGATAAAGGTAACCCTACTCAGGACGAACAGGGTAATCCTATTCCTTCACCTACCCCGTCTGTACCAGGTTGGTACTTAGGTAAATTAGTTGAATCTTATGAAGTTGGCACTTCTGGACCTGGTACTATAAATGATTATACAGGATCAGCGGGAAATGATCCTGGTGGGGCTTCTTATGGTCTTTATCAATTTATATCATATTTACCTGCAAGAAGAACCGATGGAAAAGCAAGAACAAACAGTAATCTTTCCCCAGTAAAAAATTATATACTAAATTCAATATTTAAAGATAAATTTAAAAATGAAGCTGGTGAATTTTTGACACCAGGTACTACAGATTTTGATAAAGTTTGGAAACAACTAGCAAGGGATGAACCTGAAGCATTTGCTAATGATCAAAGAAATTTTGCAAGAAACAAATATTACTTTACTATGGCAACTTTATTAAGAAGAGGTGATGGAAACACATCAATCGATCCTACTCAATTTGGACCAGCAGTCAAAGAATTAGTTTTTACCACTGCAGTTTATATGGGTCCCAATAAAACAGAAGTATTTTTTAATCCGCTGAAAGATAAAAATCAATTGACAGATAGAGATATAGTAGAATTAGTTACAGAATATAAGTTAGCTAATGTTTCATCATTAGTCGCTGCTCAAAATGTTGATATTGCAAGAGCTAGATTTCAAAGAGAAAAACGAGACCTAACTAGTTTATTAATAGGACAGCAATGAGTTTTTTAAAAAGTATAGCTAAAGCAGTAAAAGGAATATTTGCTAGCGAAATAATAGGTGTAGTCGCCGGTACAATATTTCCACCATTGGGAATAGCAGCAGGTGGAATTCTTGGTTCCATAGCTGCTTCTGCAGGTGTTGGTACTGCTGTGGCAGAAACTATAGCATTGGGGGCTGAGGGTTTAGTGAATATTGCTGGTAATGCAGCTGCGAATAATTTAATTAATAAACAATTGGGTAACAAAGCTATTAACAGTGTATCCACTTCTATGGCAATAAGTTTAGTAAGAAGTGTGACTGTTAATACTAATTTTGCGTTAAATGATATTCCAAAAAATTTAATAGGGTTGCATAATCCTGTAGATTTAAGAACATCTAATTATGGTCCAGATGTCATCCAAAAAGTAATACTACCTAATATACAAAATTCTGTAGTAAGTGCTGTTAATTTAGAATTAAACAAAAGAATAACTAATCTATTAGTGTTCAATGCTCCTCAAGATGTTATTAATATTCTTGGACTTGACAAAATAAGAAATCAAGTAATTGCGGGTTTACAACCCGCAATCAATAAATCCATATTACTAGTATTAGAAAGTTATCTTTTAGATTTATATAATAGAGGAGTATTAGTTCCTCCTATTGTTCAAAATATTCCTGGTTTTTTTAACGGGGGTAATTCTACGTTAGCTATTAGAAGGTATACTGATGTTTATAATCAAACACAGGTGCAAACAGCATTATCCTCATCAAGTAATTTTAAAGTGTTAAATGATGATAACATAGCTATACTTCAAACTGCAAAAAATTTAGGGGTCGACCCTACAGGAACATATCCTACACCTGAATATAAAAATGAGCCTGAAGTAAATAAACTTGCCAGAGGCGTTGTAAAAGATACTCAGGTACAAGCCAAAGAAAAAGATAGAATGTTGGCGGCAAGGCTTCCTAATGATGAAACCTGGGATCAGCCACCTTCACCTTACAACGCACAATATCCAAATAATAAAGTATTTCAAACTAAATCAGGGCATCTTATAGAATTAGATGATAGTCCTGGAGCTGAAAGAATACATGTTTATCACAAATCTGGATCATTTTTAGAAATAGATGCAAATGGTTCTATAGTAAAAAAATCTAAAGGATCTAGTTATGAAATAATTGAGAAAAATGGTAAAATTTTTATAGGGGGCAAGGCAGATATTTCCGTAACTGGTGCTTGTAATATTTTTGTTGGTAACGATGCTAATATTGAGGTAGAAGGTAATACTAATATTAAATGTCATAATGATATAACAGCTGAAGCTGCAGGTAATTTTAAATTATCAGCAGCAGAAAGTTTTAGTATTAGAAGTTCAAATGTGTTTATAGAAGCAGATAATGAACTACAAATTCTAGCAGAAGATAAAATTGTATTGAATACGCAAGGAGATATTCATGCTAATGCTGATAGTGAAATGTTCTTTACAGCATATAATTCTTATAATAGTTTAAAAAATTCTCAGTATTTTGAATTACTGGGAGAGTTTAATGTGTCAGCTACAGGGGATGCTTTAATAACATCTAAAAATTATTATGGTGTTACCACAGAAAGTTTTTATCATCAATCTCTTAAAGATATTAATTTAAAAGCTAATGATTTAATAAAAACACAAGGAGATGAGATTCATTTTAATTCTGCTGATAACTTACCTAGTAATTCAGAACAAGCTGCCTCGGGCATACCAGTTGCTATTAATTCTGAGAATTCCCTAGCTGGTGTTCTTGAGAACAGAAAAATAGTGACAAGAGTAGAAATTCCTGATCCAGCTAGTATAGGATTAGCTCAAGTTTATGCCCACGAAGTAGAAGAGCCTGAAGCAACCAAGCAGGAAAAGGAAAAAGTAAAAAATACATTAATTACTAGAGGTCTAGTACTTAAAGAAAAATTAGATGAAAAACCTGTAAAATTGGAGGAATATAATCCAGTAAGTTCTCAAGTAAACATTATACAACCAAGTAATGATTTACTTAAATTAAATAAAGTACCAGATAATTTTAAGCTTTCTCCAGGTTTTACTGTAGGAATGTTATCTACAAAAACGGCAGTCTCAAATTATCCTATTAGACCACAAAAAGGATTGAAGTATGGAGAAATTTTATGTAATCTCCAGGCAATCGCTCTCAATGTGTGTGAGCCAATAAAATTACTTTATCCTATGATGTTTATAACTTCTGGTTTTAGACATGATACCAATTTTAGTAATTCTGATCATGCTTTAGGAAAAGCAGTAGATATTCAATTTAAAGGTTTTTCTAAAGATGAGTATTACAATGCTGCCAAAGAAATTTCTAAGGTTATTAATTATGATAGATTAATGTTAGAATACAGTTCGGCCGCATCTAGACCTTGGATTCATATATCTTTTGGAGTAAACACTAACAGAAAATTAGTGTTTACCATGGTAAATCATGAGGTGTATAGTCAATCGTTAGTAAATATAGGAAATATCGGATGAGTGACGGAGTTTGTAGATCTACAGTAGACACGTTAAATAACGTACCTGTGCCTTTAAGTGTAAACAATACTTCAGTATTTGCAGAAGGATTGAATATCAATGTTGAAACAGATTTAACCCCGCATACTGGAGGAGCATCTCACGTAGCATCTGCTTTTATAATTCCTAGTGGATATTCGGCTTCAGTGTTTATAAACGGCAAACCTGTAGTAAGAATAGGTGATTTTTCGTCTTGTTTATCACATTCAGTAACTGAAGGTGTTGGATTTCCTAGTACAGTATTTTGCGGATAATAAATAATAAAATGGCTACTATCAATAGAAAAGTTAGACAATTTTCTGATTTAGATTTATTGTTTACTGCTAATCCATACACAGGTGATGTTAGTAAAAGGAACGATGAGGAAGCAGTAAAAGCATCAATTAGAAATTTGATTTTAACTAGAAATTTCGAGCGCCCTTTTCATCCTGAAATAGGTTGCCAATTACATTATCTTTTATTTGAAAATTTTGATCCTGTAATTAGAAATGTGATGATTCAAACTATCAGTGATATGATAAGTAAATTTGAACCTAGAGCTATAATAGATGATATAATTTTAAATACTTATGATGAAAGAAATGAACTAGAAGTCACCATACGATTTAGGATTCTTAATAATCCTTCCCCAATAACTATAAAGACATTAATCAGTAGAGTAAGATAATGGCCAATCTTAGAGTGTCAGAATTAGATTTCGATACCATAAAACTTAATCTAAAAAATTATTTAAAAGCTCAGAATGAGTTTACTGATTATGATTTTGAAGGTTCTAGTTTATCTGTTCTATTAGATATTCTTGCATACAATACACATTATAATGCATATCTAGCCAATATGTTGGCTAACGAAATGTTTTTGGATTCAGCAGTTAAAAGAGAATCTGCTGTTTCAATTGCTAAACATCTAGCATATACACCAAGATCAGTAAAATGTGCTGAAGCTGTAGTAGATATTCTAATTAGTTCTCCTACGGGGTCGCCCACATCTTTAACACTATCTAGATATACACCTTTTACAACTATTATAAATGAAGGTTCATTTACATTTCTAAATACTGAACCTATTACTATTACCCCAGAAAATGGAATATATAGTTTTAGTAACGTTACTCTTAAAGAAGGTTCAGTTTTTTCATTATCATTTACTGTCGAAAATCCTGGTCCTACAGAAAAATATGAAATTCCAGACGTGGATGTTGATATAAGTACTTTATTGGTATCGGTTAGAACTTCGTCAACTGATCCCTCCTCAGTGGTTTATACAAGATATAATAATATTACTGAAACTGACGGAACAAGTTTAATATAT